AATACAAGATGCCCTGAAATAAGAACAGCAGAAGATAGAGCATTTAATGATGAACTACTAGCAAAATACCCAACTGAAAAATTTACAAATAGAATAGTGTATCATTATAACTATCCTAGAGAAAACAGCTTAACTGATTTAACAAAGAGAGGTATACTATGAAATATTTAAAAATGGATGGACCATATACTGATTATGGTAGACCAGATATGTGGGATAAAAATAGTAAAATAAAATGTTGTGTAGATACACATACAAGAGATACTGAATGTAAGCCAAACGAACAAGTAGCATTACTAATTGAACCAAGAAGTATACAACGAGATGTTTACTTGAAAATGGAAAACAATTATAAAAACTTCAAATATGTATTTACACATGATAGTAAACTACTAGCAACACTACCAAATGCAAAACCAATAATATGGGGTGGATGTTGGTGTAGAGTAGGTAATCCAGTTATAAAAGATAAATTTATAGGAATGATATGTAGTCATAAGAAATATGCTGAATTACATAGAGTAAGATTAAGAACAGCATTAAAATTTAAAGATAGAGAAAACTTTGATTTATATGGACCATACCAAGATAATGAACGAATAGATCCAATGATAGCACACGAAAGATATAGATATGTAGTTGTAGTAGAAAATTACATTGATGATATATGGATAACTGAAAAAATAATAGATGCTTTTGCTTGTAAATGTATTCCTATATATTTAGGTGCAAGAGATATTTGTAAATATTTCAATAAAGATGGTATAATTCAAGTAAAGGATGAAAAAGAACTAAATAACACTATTGAAAGTATGTTAAACAATGTAGAATATTGGAAAGACTTTTATAGTGATATAAATACACAAAAAGCAATTACAGAAAACTATAATATAAGTAAAAAATATAATAACTTTGAAGAATGGTTTTATAATACATATGAAAAAGAAATAGAAGATATGTTTAAAGAAGTGGTATAATGAAAATAGTAAGAGTAAACTTAAATGAAGAAAGAAAAAAAATAATGGGTAATATTACAATTATTCCAATAGCTGATGTGCATATAGGAGATAAAGGAAGTAATATAAAACTATTTGAAGAAACGTTAAAAAGAATAAAAGATGAACCAGATACATATACTATAATAAATGGAGATTTATGTAATATGGCATTAAAGAATAGTAAAAGTGATATATATGAAGATAGTTTATCTCCAATGGAACAAGTATTAAGAATAGTTAATTATTTAGAGCCTATAAAAGATAAAATATTATTAATAGGAACTGGAAACCATGAAGATAGAACACTAAAAGAAACTAATATAGATGTAATGAGATTAATTGCTAGAGAATTAGGAATAGAAGATAGATATTGTAATTCGTGGTGGTATTTATATCTATCATTAGGTAAATCAAGTAAAAAACAAAGCCCAATAACTTATGGAATCACTGGAGTACATGGTTATGGTGGTGGTAGAAAAAGTGGTAGCAAGTTAAACAGACTAGAAGATATGAGTCAAGTAGTAATAGCAGACTTATATTTAATGAGCCATACACATAAACCTATATCAACAAAAGGATGTATATATATACCATATTATCAAAGTAAAGTATTAAGTAAACAAGAGATGTACTATTTAATGACTAATTCATTTCTGGAAAGTGATGGTGGATATGCTGAAAAAATGGGATTTCCTCCAAGCAATACAGGAATAACAATGGCACAATTAAATAGTAGAGAAAAGAAAATAAATATATTAATATAAAGGAGAGATGAAACAATGCCATTTAAAAGTGAAGCACAAAGAAGATGGGCATACACCAAAGCTGGAACAAAAGCATTAGGTGGTAAAGCTAAAGTACAAGAATGGGAACAAGCTACTGGTAATAAGAAACTACCAAAGGTAGCACCTAAAAAGAAAGGTAAGTAAAATATGAATAAATTACAAATAGAATATGTAGATATTAACTCAATTAAACCATATAAGAATAATGCATATTCTGTATATATTCATATATTTCCTAATAATAAAAAATATATAGGTATAACTTCACAAACACCTGAAAGAAGATGGAGAAATGGTGATGGTTATAAAAACCAAGAAATGTTAACAAGAGCGATAAATAAATATGGGTGGGACAATATAGAACATATAATATTATTTGATAATTTAACAAAAGAAGAAGCAGAACAAAAAGAAATAGAATTAATATATAAATATAAAACAAATATAAGAAAATATGGTTATAATATTGAAGCAGGAGGAAATAGTGCTAGAGGTTATCATTTGAGTAAAATAACAAGAGAAAAAATGAGTAAATCTAGAACAGGAAAAAATAATTGGTTATATGGTAAACATATTTCTAATGATATAAAAAAGAAAATGAGTATAGCACATATTGGTAAATGTGATGTAGAAGCAATTAGGAGAGGTGCTAAAAAAAGAATGGGAGCAAATGCTTACAATTCTAGAAAAGTAATACAATGTGATAAAAAAGGAAATAAAATAAGAATATATGATAGTTTAGCTGATGCATATAGAACAACAAATACAAGAGTTCAAGATATATATAATTGTTGTAAAGGTAGGCAAAAAACTGCGAATGGTTTTATATGGAAATATTATAATTAGGAGGAAATATGAAAGAAACAAAATTAACAATCGAATATGTACCAATAGATAGTATTAAAAAGTATCGTAATAATGCTAAATTGCATCCAGAAGAACAAATAGAACAAATTAAAAAGAGTATAGAACAATTTGGTATGGATGATCCAATAGGAATATGGAAAGATGAAATAGTAGAGGGACATGGTAGATTAATAGCTTGTAAAGAACTAGGATATACAGAAGTGCCTATTATAAGACTAGACCATTTAACTGATGAAGAAAGAAAAGCATATACATTAGTACATAATAAACTAACAATGAATAGTGGATTTGATATGGATATTTTAAATGATGAACTTATGAATTCATTTGATACTATTGACATGAGTGATTTTGGCTTTGATATAGATTTAGATATAGATATAGAAGAATTTGAAGATGAAGAAGAAACAGTTAATGAAGTAAATAAACATTTATTAAAATGTCCTGCTTGTGGTCATATAAATGAAGAAAAGGCTTTTAAAAATTATGAAGATACCGAGTAAAGTATATCCATATAGATTGCCTTATATGGGTAGTAAACAAAATATAGCTTATTCATTGATGCTAGCAATGATACAAAAGAAACCCAAAGCAAAATATTTTTTTGATATATTTGGTGGTGGATGTGCTATGTCATTAATGGCTAAACAATTTGATTTAAAAGTATATTATACTGAAAAAAACAAAGGTATAGTAAATTTATTAAACTTCTTAAAAGATAATAAAATACCAAAAGAATGGATTAAGTGGATAACAAGAGAAGAATTTAAAAAATGTTTAGACAAAGATGATCCTTATTCTGTATTTATAACTATTGTATGGAGTTTTGGAAATAATAGAAAAGCATACTTGTTTGGTAAAGATGTAGAAGAATTAAAAAGATTAGCATTTGAAGTTATAGTTAATCAAGATGAAGAATGTTTAAAAAAATTACAAGAGAAAACAAAATTGAATTTAAAAATGCCAAAAGAAAACAATTTACATAATAGAAGATTAAATTTTTCAAGACAAATAAAAAGTGTAAAAGCATTTAACAGAGGTTGCCCTGAATTAATACAAATACAATCATTGACACAATTAGAGTGTTGTAGTAGATTACAACAATTAGAATATCTACAACAATTAGAATATCTAAACGGATTAGACCTGCCTTATGATGAAGTAATAATATATTGTGATCCACCATATAGAAATAAAGCAGAATATACTGACAATGATTTTAATTACAAAGAATTTGATAATTGGGTAAAGCAATTAAAGTATGATGTATTTATAAGTGAATATGATTGCCCATTTGATAAAATAGCAAGTTTTGGTAAAATGTCTTTGTTAAATAATAGTAAAGATAAAAAACCATTAATAAGTGAAAACTTATATTATCATAAAGCAGAAAAATAAAAAGGAAGTGAGAAATAGTGGCAAATATACAAAACTTAAAACCTGGAGAATATAAGTTCACACATGACGACCAAATAGCTGGTGGAATTGCTAGTGGTAAAGCAAGAGCTGAAAGAGCCACTATGAAAAAAACACTTGAGGCAATGTTAAAACAAAAAAATGATAAAGGCATTACATATCAAGAATTAAGTACACTAGGATTAATTAAAGGTGCTGTTGATGGCAAAGCTGAAAATTACAAAGTAATGTTGCAATTACTAGGAGAACTAGAAGAACAAGAACAAATAGGCACACCACAAGTAAATATTAATATAGTAGATCATAGTGATTTAGAAAAGGCATTATACGAAGATGAAAACGACTAGAACTAGTAGATATATGTATAATAAAATAAATGAATTCCCTAAAGTTAAGAAAACACCACATATAAATGAAGTATGGTTAGCATTATTCCCGTATAAACAATTAGGTAATATGGAAAAGTTAAGACCAGTAATGATAACAAATGTAAGTGAAGATAAAGTAAAATGTAGAATGATAACTACTAATGAAAAAAGGGGCAAAAAGATAAAAGGTGTATTAAGTACAAGTAGATATTTTAATCAACCTAGTTATTTAAGTGATATAGAACAAGAAATACCTAGATATAAACTATATGGTAGATTAAGAAATAAAATAGAATTGGAGGAAACAGAAGATGACTAAATATGAGTTTATAAAATATGGAGATAAGTACATAGTAAAAAATAGTAATGGTAGAATAGTAAGTGAAAAAGAAAAAATACAAATGGAGAACAAGGAATTAATATTAAAAGATATAACTGGATGTGGATGTCAAAAAGAAACAACAAAAAAATTAAGTGCAAATAAAAAAAGATTAAAAGAAATAGAAAAGAAAGAGAAAATAGAAAATTATATAAAAGAAAAAGTAAAGGATGATGCAGATGATATTATCCAAGAAACAACTGAAACTATATAATGACATAATAAGTGAAAACATACCTAGTATTAGTGTATTAGGATCTACACAAAGTGGTAAGACACACGATATATGCTTAGCATTAATAGAATATGCTAGAAGATTAAATGAATATGAACAAGAACAAAGAAAGAATAAAGATTATATACCAAGAGAATATAATGGAGCAATAATAGGATGGACTACTGAAACTATTAAATCAAATATAGTAGATAATATACAAAACATACTAGAAAAAGAATATCATTTTAAAAATGGTAAAGAATATGATTTAAGATATGGAATGCAAGATAAGTATTTAAAGATATATAACATTAAATTTTATTTCTTTGGATTTAATAATAAACTATCATTTAATAGAATACTAGGTAAACCTTTAATATTTTGCTGGATAGATGAAGCAGCAAGAATATATCAAGGGCAATTAAAAAGTAGCTTTGATGAAATACCTGGAAGAATGATGTCATATTCTGGACATCCATATTATAAAAGAATAGATAGCTTTAATGTTGAGGGTAGCCAAAATCATCCTTACAAAGTAAATTATATAGATAATAATGACTGGATTAAATACATATTCTATCCATATGATAATCCAGTATTAGATACAGAAGAAAAAATAAAAGAAGCTGTTAAAGCATTCCCTAAAGGTGCATTAAGAGAACAAAAAGTATTTTGTAAATGGGTAGTAGCTGATGGAAAAGTATTTAATCAAATAAATGTATTAGATGAAGAAGATTTTAAAGAAAACTATATATTAAGAGAAATAGGTATAGGGTGTGATTATGGTAGTGTAAATCCTACAACATTCTGTCCCATAGCACTAGCACAAAATAAAAATACTAGGTTATGGAAAATAGTATTACTACCAGATAAATATTATCACGATCCAAACAAAGAGGGAGATATACCAACAACTGAATATTACAGTAGTCAATTAAGAATGTATCTAGACTTTATGCATGAGAAATATAAGACCATACCTATAAATACATTAGTAATAGATAGTGAAGCTTCACACTTTGATAATAGACTTACAGTAGATGGAATAAGACATGAACTAGCAAAAAAGAATAATATAAGTGTAGATGAATCAGTACAATTAATGCAAAGTCTATTTTATAAAGAATATTTATATATAATAAAAGCACCTAGTATAAGATATTTCACAGATAATGGAATACCAGTATATGCTGGATTAGATATAGGATATGATGAATTAGAAAGCTATCACTATGATAAAATTAAAAGTGAAAAAGAGGGAATAAACAGCTATGTAAAAGAATACGACCATTATGTAGATGGATCTAGATATATAATAATGGAATTTAAATTAACTGGTAGAACACCAGTAGTATAGGAGAATATATATGACTATAAAATGCAAAAAGACTAAAAGATTTTTATGTGAAGTAAACTATGATGAAATAATTAGTTTATTAGAGAAATATGATGTAAGTCTAGAAAGACCATTAAGAATAGTAATACCATGTAAAAATTGTAAAACAAGTGAAGTGTATCATATATATAAAGACCATTATGTATTTGTAGAGAATAAAACTATTGACAAGGATAATAATAAGTGTTAATATAGAATTATAGAAGTGCAGTGTATTAGACCAAATAGGTGCTAATGGAAGCATAGGGTAAGAACAACCTTATGCTTTTTTGTTATTGGAGGTATAAATGATAGAAAAGATTAGATCCTTATGGGAGAATAGAAGATGGAACTTATATTTATACTATGATGGAATAAGAATAAAAAGATTAAAAGTATATAGGGATGAATTAGATGATTTAAAAAATAAAGAATATGAAATAAATGTATTCTTTAAAAAACAATTATTTAAATCTAACATAGTAAATATAATAGTAAGTCCAAAAGTTATACTACATACAGATGACATAAAAAGAAAGGTATGTATAGGTGTCGTTATAGAACGAGGAATAGAATTATAATGAAAGGAGGATAAACAATGTTAGGTAATTTAAGACAAAGTAGTGAATTGCTAGCACCATATATAAAAGTAGATGTAGAAGTAAAAAATCCTGGATATATAAATGGTGTGCCAAATAAACCTAAAAAAGATGAAAGATATGTATTAGCACCATCAGCCAAAAAGATAGGTACATACATAAGAAATCAATTATTTGGTAGTGATTTACTTACACAAACAGATGGATTAGATATAAACTGGTTAATGCCTAGTTTAAGTGAAGCATTAGAATTATCTATCTATGAGGGAGAATCATTCATATACATACATAAATATGATGGTAAGATATATCTAGAATGTATTAAAAAATGTTATATACATAATTTAGTACAAAGATATGATAAAATAATCAGCTGTGAAATAATCCAAGACTATGAAACAGAAGAACATAACTTCTCATTACATAGAAAAATAGAACTAAAAGATGGTAATTCATTTATAGAAATGAAAGCATATAGAAAAGATAAAAAAGCTTCTAATTATGAAGAAATACCAATAGAACTATTTAATAAATTATTTGATACTGATTATAAAAGAGTATATGAACTACCATATGAAGTTATAGTTAATATAGATGTAGGCCAAGACTTCTTTAAAGATAGTATTAAACTACTAAATGAAGAAGTAGAAATATATAATACATTATGTGAAGAAGTACAAAAAACAAAAACAAGAATAGCAACTACACAACATTATCAAAGTGGAGATATATATTCACAATGGCAACCTAGTGCAAATATGTATGATGTAAAAACAATTACAGTAAACGGAATGCAAGACTATTTTACACTACTTCCTGGAGATAAGGATCATGCAATATTTCAATTCTTACAAGGAGATATAAGAGTAGATGATTATATAAATGCATTTAAATTCCTAGATTATCAAGTAATACAAATGGCTAATTTAAGTCCAGCTACATTTGGATATGAAAAAGACAATTATCAAAATGTTGCAAGTGTAGATTTATCAATGAACTTAACTGATATGACAATAGAAGCTATTAAGAAACAAATAGAGCCACAAATAAATAAATTAATAGAACAAGTAATAAAATTACAAGAACTATTAAATGTACCAGAAGAAGAAAGAATACCTAGTAATTTAGTATGGGATTATGGTAATAATGAAAAATTAACTGATGAAAAGAGAATCAGCACACTACAAGCAATACAAAGAACTATGGCAATTCCATATAGTACAAGAGCAAAAATCTTAACACCAATATTAAACAAACTTATTGATGAAGAAGTAAATGCTGATGAATTAACAAAAGCATATAATAAAGAAAGAGAAGATATAAGATTAAATTATGAAGAATTCTAATTTTATAGCAGATAATGTATTTAATGTAAATTTACACTATGTAAGACTACAAAATAAAACAAAAGAGTTATTCTTTAAATGTTTAGATGAAGAACGTGATATAGAGTATTTTAAAGCCGAATTAGAAAAGATTTGGGGTAAAGCCGATTATTCATACATAAATGAACAAATCGCCGAATATGAGGCAATTATACATGAAAAAAACATAGAAGGAAAAACAATAATAAGAGATATTCCAAAAGGCGAAGAAGGAAGTTTATTTGCATTAGTACCTGCAGGAATAGTATTAGGAGTTATAAGTAAATTCATGAGAGTTAAAGAACGTGAGTATAAAACTTCTAGTAATAGTCCTAGTTATAAGAATGACAAACAAGAATATTTAAAATTAAAAGTTGAAAAATATACAAATCAAGTTGTTCCTTATTATTCTAAATCAACAGGAAATATAGTTAGGTACGTACAACCTAGTACTTATAATTCAATGATACATAATACAAACTTAACAAGAGCGGGTTGGAACACAACATTAAATGATGCAGATAGAGTTGGGAATGAATATTTTATAATTAAATATCACCCATTTAGTTGTCCTCATTGTGTAGCACACCAAAATATAATTATGAGTAAACAAGAAGTAATTGAATTAGCAGGTGTTGCAGATGAAGCAGATGGAGATATACTACACCCTAATTGTAAATGTGAATTAAGAATGGTAGATAGTTCGTTTGATTTAGATGAAATAGAAAGCCCTTTTAGATATAATTTTACAAATGAAGAAAAAGAAGAAATTTATAATATAAGGCAAAAAACAAATAGTCTAACATTAAAAAAAGAAGAATTATTAGCAGACATAAAAATACAAAAAAATTTAGGAAATCAAGATGAAGTAGATAAACTTAATCAAAAACGAAATAAGATTAATAAATCTATTCGTGAATTAAAAGAGGCACTACCAACTGAAGAATTAAAAAAACAGGTGGTTGCAATAAATAGGTAATAATACCAAGACCAGCATTCCTGCTTGAATGTCTATAAACTTTAAGTAGGAAATGCACTTCTAAATATGTCGACAATAGGAGGAAGAAAGATGGATATTAACAAATATCTAACAAACAAGGATATCCAACTATCCAACGATGATATAAACATCGAAAAGTTGGAAAAAGATTTAAGAAAGGGTTATGTATTAAGTGAAGAAGTAGACAAAGCAAGACAAGAAGCACTTAAAGAAAGCACTGCCACTTATACTGAATTAGAAGATAAGTACAATAAACTTGAAAAGT